AAATCTCTTGATCTTCCGCCTTCTTTTAATGGTGGGGCGTCTGTTCTTAACTCGTATTTATACCTTACCTCGAATTCTGGGACGTCTATAGCTTTAGCTACTCGCTCTCCTTTATCTGTTAGGCCTATATCAGTACCCTCTATTTCGATTAAGTCCGAAGTAGATAAGATATTAATAGAGCCTAAAAGTTCGTCGAAATTAAGGCCTAATAATTCAGATATACCCGTAGCCTTTATAAGTGGATTTGTTAATACTACTTTTAAGACTCTTTGTATTATACCTTGCTCCTTAGTAGCGAACTCCATAGGGCTGCCATTTTTATCGTAGTCTATATCAAAGCTATCTATAACCTCGTATTTGTCCTCAGATTCTCCGATATTATCGAACAGGTGGCTTATATCTTCGTCTTTATCAAAACAACTACACGCCGACATCTTCTCAGAGTCTATTTGCTTTAGTTTTCTTTGGGCCCAAGCGATACCTTCGTCGCCTCCCCAAGCTAACCACATTAAACGGCCGCACCCGTCGCCTAGTTTTTTCTTAGAGTTTTGTCTATGCCTCTCAAAGGCTGCCATTTTAGCGATAATTTCACGGCTCAAACTGTCACCGTTAGACAACATCGAGGCTCTTTTTTTTCCTACGGGCGTCCCACAAGACCCCCACCCGTTTTTTTCTGCCCAATTTAGAGCCGTCTGTGCGTTTCTCCTGGCCGCTTTTGGGTAATCGTTATAAGTATCGAATTTAGTTATAGCATTAAACCCCTCTAATAATTCGTCTGTTAGGTCTGAATGCTCACTACAGGGCATATACCAAGTAACGCCATCTATAATATGTTCGTGAGACCCGCTACACCCTAATTCTTTAGCTACTCTTTCGGCCTCTTCTTTAGTATCAAATAAAGGCTTACCGTCTTGCTCTATTTTAGCTAGGCTATTATCTTTTTTTTCGAATCTTTCTGCTATACTAAAACCCTCTGAGAGTAATTTAGAAGCCGCAGAATCTGAAAGCCTTAGAAACTCCATTAAAAAGGCCTTACCTTGACTAGGAGATAGTACGTTATTTTTAACTTGTTCTACGATTGCAAGGGCCGAAGCTATCTGTGCACCATTATAAGAGGCTTCTTTTTGCTCTTTCTCTTCGTCTACCTCTTCTATTTTCTCTACTGTAGGCTCATTTACTGCCTCGGGAGTTATAGGGTTAGAAGTAACTTCCTCTACTTCTACAGACTCCTCTACTAAATCTATACCCGTCTGCTCCTCTATCATTCCTCTAATTTCCTCTCTAGACATATTAGCTAGGATAATATCGCTAGTTAAATCTACAGTATCTATAGGCTTAAGAGGTACTATATCTATATCCGTTTTTTGTATATCGTAGAAAGCTAATTTTTTAATCGTTCTAAGGAGCGTATTTTGTCTCTCTGCTATATAAGTGTTAGTAAATATCTCATACGCTAAATCAAGCTCATTCCTAGCCCCTAGTTGGCCCTCTTCTTTCACTCCGAATAAGATAGGATTAGTAACCCTGTGGCCTATAAAGATAGATTCTTTAACCCTGTTAGACATTTCTATATATCTATTGTGTAGGTCGTTGCCGTTTAGGTTAGTAATTTCGCTTCCGTTCTCCTTAGTTGGGCTAAATAAGTGTACTATTTTAGTACCTGTAGCCTTACCGAACTTTTCCTGGAAGGCCTTTTCGAACTTCTCGGCCTCTTCTTTTGTCTCGGGTACTCCGTTATTATGTTGTATTAATGTACCGCCTACAAATCCGTTCTTTACTTCGTTTAACCAATAGTCGCCTATTTGAACGTCTGTCTTAATCTCAGCAAGTGAGCCAACGTATACAGGTAAAGGATAATATTTTAGGTTAGGTCTGTAGTCGACGTGATAAATTACGCCTCTTTTTTGTTCTAAGTCTCTAGGATTATACCTATCTAGATACTGAATAGTAGGTTTAGAGTTTCTAGTCCCCTTTTCAGTTATCCAATCGTCAGCGTATTTTATACTACCGTCTAGGCCCAATCTAATATTAGCAAAATCTAAATGATGATATTGATTTCCTACCTTAGTTCTTATAACTTCTATAGCGTAGCCGTTAAATAACTCGTAATCGAGTGTTAATCTTTTAGTTAATGACGTCCAATCTTCGTCTATGTTGGCCTGTGATAGCCATTTCATAGACTCAATACACCCACCTTCTAGGCCATTACCTACAATATAGCCCACTTTCCCGTTAACTATAGCGTTATGAGTGCTCGAATCGTTGTAAAGATCTATTAATTCAAAGGGGTATAAATTATCCGCCCCGAAGTATACTAAATTCTGGTTCTTTTTTTCTAAAAATTGGGGCACTTCAGCCGACGCAAATTCTGTAACTATTGGAAACTTATTCATATATGTAAGTGTTCTGTTCGTCTGTATACGAATATACAATTTCTTTAGGTTGTTTTAGCCTTAAAATTCCTCTGTGGATTTCTATTCCCTCAGTACCGCCTAGGCTTGTAGCGTTAATTATTTTATAAGGATAATCTCCGTTATTAGGTAATTCTATTGTAGCATTAGGAAGGTCTTGCGTCCCTTCTATTAATTCAAAAGCTACATACCTATCGTTTACCCCGTCGGGAGCTTCTAAAGTTACATTAACTTCGTACTCTGGGGCCTCTATAGACATAGTGTAGTAAGTGTTTTCTACCTCGTTTGAGATATTACAGTAAATATAATTGGTAGCGTCCTTAGTAATTATGTCCATTTGATATTTTTAAAAAAAGCCCACCCCGTTAAGAAGTGGGCCCGTTACTATTTAGAGTTAGTTTCTCTTATGCTAGTGGGAAGGCTCCCTCTGTAACTTCTCTCATAGGCTCAAATTCTTGAGCTTGGAATGAAAGGCTATAGCCGTTTCTATCCCCTAGAGCAGTTCCACTACCTGCCTCGCCCGAAGTTAATCTAACTCCGTTCGTCTCTCCCATTAACCAATATTTCCCGTTATTATCCTCGATAATAATAGTCATTTTGGCTCTTGCTATCATTTTAACCTCATTACGCTTAGCTTGTTCCATTTTATTAAGAACGTACGTCGCGGTTTGGTCAAAAAAGCTTGTTCCGTTTTGGTCGTTTACGGTTGGATTATCGTTGAATGTTGAAGCCGCACCTTGAGCAGAAGTACATTCGTACTTAAAGTACGCCATATCTGCCGCCGTATTGGTAATCGACGTCGCTTCGCCTGTTGCGTTGGTAGCTATTACCATATCGCTAGGCATATTCTCAATATAGAAGGCTTTAACTCCCCCGATTGAATCATTACATCCGACCGCAAAGCCGCTTGTTAAACTACAACTCATAATTTTTTTTTTTAATTATGCTAGTGTAAATTCAACTATCTCGTCAGGGTATGCTACTTGTAAACCTCTCTTAAATTTAACTCTATAATATACCTTATCGTCTTTCTTATCATACCACATATCAAACTCTTCCTCGTCATTTTGAAGGTCAAAACCTAGGAAGAAATTTTCTTGTGTACCTAAGAACATTCTGTTAGTACCGTCTAATCCTACAACACCTACTAAAGTTACGTTCTTTCCTGGAATAGAAACCGTATAGTTTGCCCAGTCAGTAGCGTTTACGTGATATAGATTCTTAGCGTTTAAAGTGTCTACATACTTATCGAAAGTATCCTGTCCTACGAATAGAACTTGGTTAGCAGCAGACTTAACTTTAGCGGGTCTAGCGTTAGCCATATCGCTAATTAAAGTATCTACGTTACCCGAAGCTCCCGAAGTGATAGCAGTAGCAGCAGTAGTATTACCGTCTACCGCAGTAGTAGCAGCGTCGATAATTTTAATTAAACCGTCATAACGATTGATATAAACATTAGCAGAAGCCGTGTCTCCTTGCCAATCTGCTACCTCGTTGTGCTCCATAATAGTAGAGATAACAGATTCTGCTACCTCAGCTTCGAAGGCCATTTCCTCAGTCTCTCCGTTACCCGCTCTAAGCAAGATTTGAGTATACTTAGGGATTAAATCCTTCATACAAAATCCACTAAAGTAAGTAATTTGTCCTACTGTTAGGTTTCTGTCAGAGAAAGTTACGTCGCCCGAAGCACTAGGAGAGCATCCGCTTCCGTCTTGTGGAAATGCAGTTACTGCTAATAGATGCAAAGCATCAGTTTTTTTTACCCCAGATTGAAGTGTGAAGTAGTCACTTGACGTTTTCTCAAAATATAATCTTGAGATTAAGTCTGTCGATTGTTCGTTGACATAGTTTGTCAAACTTGATACATCAAAACTCATTTTTCTATTTTATTTTATTTATTTGCTCTTATAATTGCCCCCATCTGAGCGGCTCTTTCTGCTCTAGATAGTGCTTTAAATTCCTGTGGCTTAGAAGCGGTAGCAGATTCGCTCTTAACTATCTCTTCTAATTCCTCGCCTACTTTGTTGAGTGTGGACGAAAACTCATTTTTTAACTCTTCTTTTGCAGATTTGATCTCCGCTAGTTCTACCTTAAGGCTTTCGTTCTCAGATTTAATTAAGTCTAAAGAAGCAGTAAAAGCCTCAGCGTATTTAGCTACGGCCTTCTCGATAAGTTCGTTTACCATTTCACTAGTAAATTCGTTGTCGTACATTTCCTCTTCTTTTTCCTCTTCTTTCTGAGCGTCTATAGCTTCGATATTAACTACAAGGCCTCCAGCAGTTTCTACGACTGTACCGTCGCTTAACTCGTGGATTCCATCGGGAGCGGCTACTTCTCCTTCGGGCATAACCACAACTAGGGCCACACCTTCGGCTAATTCGCCTTCCCATTTAACGATAGTTCCGTCAACTAAAGTAGCCTCTTCGAACTTTTGTTCTACTGTCTCTTCTACCTCAGCGTCTGCGAACACAGATTTTAGCGTAGATATTACGCTCTCTAAGTTTA